CGTGGTCGCCAGGTGTTTGTTGCTGGTGATCGTACATTTGATGCATGGACTACAACAGTGTTTAGTGATGCTGCATGGACTATTCGAGGACAACTTGAACAGTGGTCTGAAGCGATGCAGGATATGGGAGAATTCTCTACAGGTATACAGAATCCTTCATTGTATTATGGTGAAGCTAAAGTTACTCAGATGGACCGTAACGATAAGCCCATCAACACCTACACTCTTTATCAACTATGGCCGCAGACGATTGATCCTATTGATCTTGCCTATGATACCAATGACGCAGTAATGGAATTTGGTGTAACATGGCGATTCAACTATATGAATTCTTCATCTGGTGGTGGTATTGTTGCTGGTGTTACTGTTGGTGGCGGAGGCCGATAAGAGGTTAATATCCTAAAATAGTTCTGCTCTAGTTTGTATAAATAGTTGTATGGCAGAATTATTTGGATATGAGTTAAAGAAGAAAGAGGCGGCAAAGGCGAAATCCTTTGTCGCCCCTTCCTACGAGGAAGGTACACTAGATATTGCTGGTGGGGCCGGGTTCTTTAGTCAGTATGTGAACCTGGACAAGGCAGCAAAGAATGACTGGGACCTTATTCGTAAGTATCGCACAACTTCCGAAGCACCGGAATGCGATCAAGCAATTGAAGATATTATTAATGAATCTATTACGGCAGATGAAACTGATTCTTCCGTAAAACTTGACCTTGACAATGTAGACTTGTCCAAGTCTATTAAGAATAAAATCTCACAAGAATTTAATGAAGTTCTACGTTTGCTAGAATGGAAACATAGATCACACGATATCTTTCGTAGATGGTATGTTGATGGACGTTTGTTCTATCACAAGATGATTGATGAGAAACAGTCACGGAAAGGTATGACTGAACTACGTTACATTGATCCTAAGTTTATCAAGAAGGTTCGTCTAGTAGAGAAAGATAAAGGTGAACAGAAAAGTGATGGTATAGAATTAGTCAAACGAGTTCAAGAGTTTTACATCTATAACGAAGCGGGTGTCTATCCTGGTCTTACAGGTATCGGTGGTCCCGGCGTAAAGAATTCACAAGGTCTAAAAATCTCACCTGATAGTATTGCATATTGCACATCTGGTATCTTCAATCCAACAACTAAACAGGTTTATGGTTACTTGCATAAGGCAATCAAACCAACAAACCAACTCCGCATGATGGAAGATGCAACAGTCATCTATCGTATCAGTCGGGCACCAGAACGAAGAATCTTTTATATTGATGTAGGCAATCTACCTAAACCAAAGGCAGAAGCTTATCTAAAAGATGTTATGAGTCGTTATCGCAACAAGGTTGTGTATGATGGTTCAACTGGTGAGGTCAAAGATGACCGTAATCAAATGTCGATGTTAGAGGACTTTTGGTTACCTAGACGAGAAGGAGGAAGGGGAACAGAGATTACAACATTGCCTGGTGGACAAAATCTAGGTGAGATGGAAGATGTAAATTACTTCCAAGAAAAACTTTACAAGTCTCTCAACATTCCTATCTCACGATTGCAGTCTGACTCTGGTTTCAATATGGGTCGGTCAGCAGAGATTTCTAGAGATGAGATTAAGTTTACAAAGTTTATTCAGAGACTCCGAAAAAGATTCTCTATGTTGTTTCAAGACTTACTCAAGACTCAATGTGTTCTAAAAGGTATTGTTACAGTAGAAGATTGGGATAATATCAAAGAAGGTATCATCTATGACTTCAATGATGACAATCATTTCTTTGAACTAAAAGATGCTGAACTTCTAGAAGCTCGTATGAATCAACTCAACGCAGTATCAGAATATGTTGGTACATATTATTCTATTGAGTGGGTTAGAAAGCACGTATTGAAACAGACAGAAGAAGAAATGGAACAAATAGATAAACAAATTGAAGATGAAAAATCATCTGGTCAAGTTGATCCTAATGCTGGTATGGATATGGGTGGACCTGATGGTGGGTTTGGTGATCCGAGTTATGAAGAAGAACCAGAAGAAGATGATGATGAATAGTCACACAACTTTGTTTATTTATAAATAATAGAGTAACTATAAAGGAGAATTATTATTATGGCAACAGCAAGAGATTTAATAGGTTCAGTTGCAAAGGGTGATCTTAATACAGCCAATGACACGTTTAAAGATGTTATGGCTGCAAAGGTATCTAGCGCTTGGGATTCTGCACGAATGGATGTAGCCCGTACAGCGTTTGATGCTCCAGAAGAACCAATGGGCGAAGCTGATCCGGTAGATACGGGGATTACAGGAGACCCTGCTGAAGTAGAGGAAGAATAATGAAACTAATATCAGAACACATTGATAGTATTGAATACCTAATCGAAAAAACCGATGACGGTCCTAAGAACTATCGCATCAAAGGTGTGTTCATGCAGGCAGAGATGAAAAACCGTAACGGTCGTATGTATCCAATGTCTGTATTAGAAAAAGAAGTTGGTCGATATAACAAAGAGTATGTCAATCAAAATCGAGCCTTTGGTGAGTTGGGACATCCTGATGGTCCAACTGTAAATCTGGAAAGGGTATCACATATGATTACTGACCTTCACCCCGATGGTAAAAACTTCATCGGTGAAGCAAAGGTAATGGATACACCTTACGGAAAAATTGTAAAGAATCTTATTGATGAAGGTGCCAAACTTGGTGTCTCCTCAAGAGGTATGGGTTCACTAGAACCCAAACGAGATATGCAGGTAGTCAAAGATGATTTTTATTTGGCGACTGCGGCCGATATCGTAGCAGACCCTTCTGCTCCTAATGCTTTCGTGGAAGGCATCATGGAAGGTAAGGAGTGGGTTTGGGACAACGGCATTATAAAAGAAATGGATATTGAATCATATAAAAGACAATTGAAGGTGAGATACGCAAAACGCTCTGCACAGATTGAAAATCGCGTAAGTGTTTTTGAAGATTTCATGTCAAAAATCTAAATATGATAAATAACTAATATTCTAACACAAAAGGGAGTTATCTAACAATGACAGATATCAACACCGAGCTAGAGCAGATCGCCGACGAAGAATTCGCTGACGATACGCAACTAGACGAAGTAGCCGCAGATGCCCCAAAGAAGGGTGCCGCCCCAGCTGAGAAGATGGATTCAGTGCCAGGTGAGCGCCAAGATATGGGCCCTGCTGTTGTGTCTCCCGATGCCAAAAGTGATCCAGGCAAAGAAGCTTCAAAGAAAGTAAAGAAGGCTTCTCCTCCAACAACTAAAGCATCCGATGCATCCGCAAAGGCTGAAGAAGTTGAAGTAGAAGAAGAAGAAGTAATTGCCGAGGTTCCTGAGGTTGAGGAAGAGTCGATTGATGAGCGTGTCGCTGCTATGGATCTTTCTGATGATGTTTCTGCTCTAACCGAAACAGACGGTTTAGAGGAAGAGTTTAAGAAGAAGGCTGCTACAATTTTTGAAGCCGCTATTCGGATGAAACTCAAAGAAGAAATGAATCATCTTGAAGAAAAGTACGAAGCAAAACTCGTTACTCAAATCGAGGAAGCACAAGAAGAAATGGCTGAGAAAGTCGATGACTATCTCAACTATGTTGTAGAAGAATGGATGAAGTCCAACGAGGTTGCTATGGAGCACAAGCTCAAAGCAGAAATCGCAGAAGGCTTTATGTCCGGTTTGAAGGGTCTCTTTGAACAGCACAATATTTCTGTTCCTGAAGAACAGTTCGATATGTTAGACGCAGCATCTGAGAAGGTCGCTGAGTTGGAAGACAAGTTGAACGAAGCTTTAGAATCAAATATTGAGCTTAGCAAAGTGAACGCCGGTCTAAAACGGACTGACATTCTTCTAGACGTGGCCTCTGATCTTGCAGATACAGAAGTCGAGAAGTTTGCTGGACTAACAGAGAATATCGAATACACGAGCGAAGAAGATTTTCGTGAGAAAGTCGAAACAATCAAGGAAGGATATTTTCCAAAGGCAACAGCAACAACACCAAGTGATGATACTGCAGCACCAGTAGAAGGTACGGAAGAAGTAGAAGTTACCGATGTAATGGGCGCTTATATGTCTGCGATCTCACGAACACACATCCGTGGGAAAGCGGAAGCTTAAAAGTTTACACACAAAAGGGAGAAAACTAAAATGTTTCAAACGGAACAACTACAGGAAAAGTGGCAGCCAGTGCTTGGGCACCCTGATCTTCCCGAGATTAAGGACCCATATCGTCGGGCCGTTACTACTGTAATCCTGGAAAACCAAGAGCGTGCAATGCGAGAGGACGGTGAGTTCCTTCGCGAGGCAGCTCCAACCAACTCAACCGGCAGCGGTGTAGCAAACTGGGATCCAATCCTAATTTCGCTCGTCCGTCGTGCCATGCCTTCACTAATTGCTTATGATATCTGCGGCGTTCAGCCAATGACAGGACCTACAGGTCTTATCTTCGCAATGAAGGCTCGTTACACATCTCAGGCCGGTACAGAGGCCCTGTTCAATGAAGCCGATACCAAATTTGGTGGTACTGGTACTCATACAGGTTCTGACGTACTCAAAGCTCTGAGTGCTGCTAACTTCTCAACTGGTACAGGCATGACCACAGCCGCCGCCGAAAAACTCGGTGAGTCTGCTGCTAATGCTTTTGCTGAGATGGCATTCAGTATTGAGAAAGCAACCGTAACTGCAAAGTCACGGGCTCTCAAAGCTGAATACACAATGGAACTTGCTCAGGACCTCAAGGCCATTCATGGTCTAGACGCCGAGACAGAACTTGCTAACATTCTAAGTTCTGAGATTCTTGCTGAAATCAACCGTGAGGTTGTTCGCACGATCTATCGTAACTCTAAACAGGGTGCTGCTGCAAACACAACAAACGCTGGTATCTTTGACTTGAACACTGACTCTAACGGTCGGTGGTCTGTTGAAAAATTCAAAGGTCTCATGTTCTCTATCGAACGTGATGCTAACGTAATTGCTCGTGACACACGCCGTGGAAAGGGTAACATCATCCTTTGCTCTGCTGACGTTGCTTCTGCACTTACAATGGCAGGTCTTTTGGACTACCAGTCAGCTCTATCTGACAACCTCAATGTTGACTCCACAGGCAACACATTCGCTGGTACATTGAATGGTCGCTTCAAAGTCTATGTTGATCCTTACATGAACATGGGTGTTCCTTACGCAGGTTCAGGTGCTTCTACTAACCAATACTATGTTGTTGGTTACAAAGGTACTTCCCCATATGACGCAGGACTTTTCTACTGCCCATACGTTCCATTGCAGATGGTTCGTGCAGTTGGTGAGTCAAGCTTCCAGCCAAAGATCGGCTTCAAAACTCGTTATGGGTTACAGGTCAATCCTTTCGCAGAAAGTTCAGCTGCTACAAACGGTTCCGGTACTGTGGACGCAAACGTATACTATCGTCGCGTTCAGATTGCCAACCTTATGTAAGAGTTGCAATACCAATAAAAATAAAGGCAACTTTATTTCAAACTCCCGCTTCGGCGGGAGTTTTTTTTGTCTACTGGAATTGATAAATAGTATTGATTAAAGAGAAGGTATTGTACAACTAGGAGTTAGGCCTTCCGCTCCGAAAACTTTATGAGGAAAATAAAATGGCAGTAGTCGCAACAACTTTAATGGATACCGATTGGCGTGTTCAGGTAAGAGCAAATATCAGTGGTACCAATTCGGCCGAGACAATGATAGATATATCTGGTTTACAAGGATGGATTGCTGGTTCAAAACTATCCCTATCTAAAGTATTTTGGTCACTAGGTAGTGGAGTAGTTACATTGAGATGGAATGGTACTGGTGGTGGAGGCGCCACAACAGAGGATGCAATAGTTCTAAATGGTGGTGGCACATATGGTTACACATCAGGACAACCTGCACTACCTACAAATGCTGTAGGTACTAATGCTGTTACTGGTGATTTACTGGTAGTCAACGCATCTGCTGCAGTTGGTACTATTATAGTAGAATGTACTAAGATGGCTCTTGACGGAACTGGCTGGTCTGCATAATGGCAGCAACTGATCTAAGGGTCGGAGAATACGGAGGTAGTACCAGTACGGTTGATACTGGTACTACTGATCCTCTCGCACGACAACCTAGTGTATTTGAT